TCAGCGCCGTTTCCTGTTGTTTGCCAACGGCTTATCCTTATCAGCTTCGTCGTTCGTGGGAATTTGCGTGGGACTTCCTGCGGCCTCAAGAGCCGCCCGAATGTCCTCATTCAGCGCGTGGGCATACTTCGTTGTCGTCTTCACGTCGCTGTGTCCGAGAAGAATTTGAGCAACCCGCAGGTTGGACTTTCGAAGGACGCGCGTCGCCGCGGTGTGGCGGGTATCATGGAAATGGAAGTTCTCGACGCCGGCGCGCGGCACCGCACGGCGCATGGCACTTTTGAGGCCTGATTCAGTCAGCGGGTAGCGCCTACCACGCTCCAGCTTGTATCGCTTCGACGCCTTTTGAGCGACATATGTGAAAACCTTCACCTGGTGGAAATTCCGCTCTTCCCACAGAAGCTCATAGATGGCCTGCGACATGGGCAGCGTTCTTGCCTTCTTGCCTTTGCCTATCACGGTGAATTGACGGTTGAAGAAATCGACGCGCGTCCATTCGAGGCCGAGGATTTCCATGCGCCGGCAACCAGTGAGGAAAGCAAAGCGTACGGCGACATCATATCCCCGGCCCAGCTCCTCGATGATCGCGGCTTCTTCCTCGATGCTCGCTTCTCGGACGCGCTCCTGCGGTTCCGCAAGCATGTGCCGCCCGAAGTCGACTTCGGCAACGTTCACCTTCCATACCTTGCGGGCACGCGTGATAATCTCGCGCAGCGGTTGGGTACACGTTCGGTTGACGGTTGCTGGGCCGACGAGTTCCCCTTCCTTGATCTTGCCGCCCTTTATGATCCGCCGCACCCGCTCGCCTCGTCGACGGGCAACCAGGCCCGCGACGATCGAATCCGTAATATCGGTGAGATCGGTCTTGTTGCCGATATGCTCTTTCAGCCATTCAAGGTTGTTGAGGGTCGTGTCTGCATTCTGGTGATGCTGCCCAACTTCGAGCCACCAACGGGAGGCGGCGACTTCGAACGTCATCTTGTCAGCAAAGAATGCGGCCTGCTCGGCTATCTGCGCCTTGGCGTCGGCTCGCTTGACGTCTTCGAAGCGCTTAGCCGCTCGCTTTTCCGTTGCGCCCGTATCGCCCGAAAATCGACGACCGCGTACGACGAAGTCGTAGGAATAGGTTTCTTGACCGGCTCTTTTGTAGACCGACATTTCTGCGATCGCTCCGAGATAAATTCGTTCAGATCTTCGAGGGCGTAACGCCTGGTTGCTCTCTTTTTGCCAAGGCCGATGTTAATCCAGCGCAAAAGGCCATCATCCGTCAAGTCTCGCAACTGGCGGGTTGACACGCTTAGGTGGCGGGCGGCCTCTTCAGGGGTTAGGAGAGCCATCTCAAATCTCCTCGCAGACGAGTGCCGGGCCGCCGTTGTGGCCGATCATCGTTGCAGCCTTCCGGGCTTGCCACTGGCGCTTGATGTTGACGCTATGGCTCACCAGCTCAAGGTGGCCGTCATCCGGCCGCACGCAAAGGCGATTGCGGCAGGCGTGGTCCAGTTCCTTGTTGCCGGGGATATAGCCGTGCTCATTTGTCCACATGACGCGATGGGTAGCGACCATGCGCCCATCGAGCGACATACGCGGGTATCCCTTGCCGCGACCGCTGGAGCCGGACGTTGGTCCGATCCATATCCAGCAGCCCGTTTGCAGATCGATACGAACACGCGCCATGATCCGCGCGCGGATCTTGTCACGCCGGCTCATGGCTGTTCCCTCGCAGGAACCACAGCCCATCAGCAACGTTGATGAGCGGGAGGATTTCGATATGTCTGGTTGGGGAAAGCCGGTGATCGTCGAAACAAGCAAGATCGGCCAGCGACTTGTCATTATGAACCCCGAGCGAGCGGCGGAATTCATGCTGCAGGAATGGCCGTCCAGCATTCGAGGTAAAGCCTTCGCCCGCGCGCAGGCGGTGCTGCTCGGCGCGCTCGAAGGGAAAACCAAACCCTCGGCGGCGCGAAAGGCGTTTCTGGACGCATTGGACGAGAGTGGAATTTACGTCTTCGACGAGTAGCCTCACTCTATCAAGCTGCATTGGGCCACTCCACATAAAAGCCGAGACATGGCACCGGGAAAACATACAGCCTGCGCTTCTGGCGATCGTAGAACGCACCAACCCACAAGTCGTACCAAGCGAAGATGGGGCGAATTTTCATGGCTTACCTGCCAGAATGTCTTCAAGTGCGCCCACGTGGATTATTCTGTATTGCGGGTCCGCCTTAGCGATAGTCGCCTCAAGCCTACGGCGTTGCTCGCTGTGGTTTTTTAGCAGTTCGATGCTCTCCCAAGCCGCAAACGGATCTTCCAGCTCGTCCACCTGTTCGGCGACTTTCAGCATTTCAGCAGCTAGGGCTGTTACGGTGTCAATGCTGGTGACCCCGGTCCCCTGACATGCGCTGCAGATCAGTGATGGGTATCCAATTGGGCAATCTTCATCCTGCTCAAATGTGGTGCAAGGACATGGAACGCGTTCTTCCTGCGTAGTCATCCGTGGGTTCTCCATGCTTCGAACGCGCCACGAAGATCGATCCAGCGCGCTGCGGCGGCAGGATCGGAATTCAGTTCGGCGCGGGATTCTATCTGCAAGATCTCGCGGATAGACACAGCAACGCGTTCGGCGTCGGTCACATCAGCCGCGCCGCGTTCCTCGACGAGGAAGCGGCGAAACAGGCGGTCGCCGCACTTGATCGCGCACTCGGCGGCATAGTCGGCCGGCTTGCGGTCCTTTTTCTGCCGACCCATCCGTTCAACCGTTCTGTCGGGCGGTGATGACATGCGGCGGCGGATGACACTGAAGGCTTCAGCCAGAAGACGAAGGAGGAACGCAATATCCGCATGGGCGTGCAGCAGGAATTCCCGATCCTCATAACCGCAGTCGGCAGACATCGTCAGGATGGCAACCGGCTGCGTTCCGGGTGCGAGGCACGCGAAAATTTCCTCTCCGCGCCTGTCGAGCGACCAATCACGGCTTGCCTCGCCGTGGCGGGTGCGAATGGCTTCAAGGGTGCGCTTGTCCGCTTCTGTCGCCATCAGTCAACCCAGCCCATGCTCGCGTCTCGAACCTTGCGCCACATGATCGGCTGCTGGTCGCGGGGTATGCGGTTCTTGCCTCTGGACATCGGATGCTTTGGGTGATCGCCTTTGGTTATGCCAAGGCAAGCCAGGTCGACCGAGTGATGCGCCGCTTTCGAACACATCCATGTTTCGCGGGCGTTGAACGCGCCGCCATCACCCCACGCGGCGAGCATCGGCGTGTCGTGGAAGCGGGCATAGTCCAATGCCTCGCGCAGATACCGGTTGTTCTCCGGTCCGACCGGATCGGATGCTGCCTGCATGTCTGCGGGATGGGACGCCCGAAATGCGCATAGGTTTACGATGTGGAGACCGCCATATCCCCAGAGCTTGGCAAAGTGGATCAGCTCGCGGATTGTCGGGTCGTCATTCTGATCGTCCGCCGTGGACGGATTGAGCATGCAAACAGGCAGCGCATAGCAATACGCATCCCAATGCCGCAGCAGCAGGTAGCGGTATCGACCGCACTCAGAGATGGTCGCTGACTTTTCCATAGCGGATGCAAAGGGGAATCTCGCGTTGCTCATCACTCACCACCTCGCGCCATCATCGGAGAGATCACGTAAAGCTCGTCAGCGCCGACAGACGGCCGAAACACGGCGTTCGGCAGCGAGCCGCCGAAACGGACGATGGCATCCTGTGTGCTGATAGTGCTGAGGATGCCGCGCAGGGCCTCGTTGTTGAGGCCGATGGAAAAGCCCGTATCGCCCTCATACTGGATCGGCACGTAATCGACCGCCGACTCACCTTCCTTGCTTGTAAGCTCGACGCGCATCGTATCGCGCTCTAGGGTGAGCTTGATGCCGTCCTTATCGGCTTCCGTGGCGACGAGGCAGACTCGAGCAACCGCTGCCTTCAGGGAGGCGACGGTTACGAACACTTCGCGCTCGTAGTCTTCAGGTGCGGCGGTCAGATAGTGTTCCGGAAACTTGCCTTCGATCAGCTTCGATAGAAGGGAAACGCCGTTGCACTTGATGCGGATCAGGTTATCGGCAACCTCGATCTGCGCCGGCTCCTTCACCTCGTCGAAGAGCTTGCGGATCGCCTGCGCCGTCTTCAGCGGAATGATGATGCCGGGAAAGTCCAGCAGCCGTTCCGTGCGGATCTGCACGGCGGCAAGGCCGATGCCATCAAGCGCGGCAAAGCCTATGCGCTCATCCTGCATCGGGTGCATGTGGATGCCGGTCATCCATGGACGGCCGATATCCTTGGTCTGAACGGCATGGGCGACCTTGCCGAACGCGGCGGTTACCTCCGGCATGGCGATCTCGAATGTCTTACCCTTGAGGCTGGAGGCCATGGAAGGGAAATCGCTGGCGGGCAGTGTGAAGATCGAGAAGCTGGACTTTCCCGAACGGATACGGACCTGGCCATTATAGGTGCCCGGCAGGAACTCGATTTCCGCCGACTCAGGGAAATTGCGCACGATGTCGCGCAGATCCGTGCCCTTGATGGTGATCGGCTCCGCATCTTCGGCGATGTCAAGCAGCTCGCAGCTGGCCTCGATCTCGATATCGAGATCTGTGGCGCGCAGGGTGAGCATATCGCCTTCGGGATGAAGAAGGATATTACCGAGCTGTGGGATCTTGGCGCGCTTGTCGACGGCCTCGAATGCTGCATCGAGCGCAGGCAGGAGTTGGCTACGGTGGACGCGGAAGAGGACTTGAGCCTTAGCCATGGGCGCGGCGCTCCGGCTGGCAGCGGTCGGCAAGGCGCATCTCATCGACCGGAGGGCGCAGCTCATAGTCGCGTCCAAAGAGATCATGCATCATCTGCAGGATCTCGCGCCGAGGCTCGCCGTCAGCGACGGCGCGATAGAGCTTTTCAATGTCAGATCTTCTTACGTCACGCATCGTCAGCCTCCTTAGCCAAACACGTAAAAGACTGCCGCTGCGGCCAGCAGGTCGTTGAGTAGAATGATCAGGAAGACGGCGCCGAAGCCGTTGCGCTTCGCCTGCTGGACCTTGCCAATTGCCGGTGTGAAATAGTTCATGGTTGCCCTCTCGCATCCGTTTGGGAAACCGCCGACGCCAGGGGTGAGACGTGGCGGTTGCCCAATCGGACCGGATCAGGCGGCCACGCGGCTGAGCGACTGCGCATAGAGCACCGACGCATCGTGTGCGTGCCGGTTGATCTGCTCTTCGGTGAAGCCGAGACCGAGATAGTCGGACTTTGTCAGGCCTTCGCCGCGCTCGCGAGCGGCTTCGGCCATTTCCTGCGCAATGTTGCGGACACGAACGGGATTGTATGCGGATGTCTGCATGGTTCTTTCCTCTCAAAAGCCTCCTGAGACCATGCCGCCGTCGCTCGGGAGGAGGGGGAGCGACGGCGGTCTTTGGTATCCGGGATGGGAGGAGGAGATCACCGGACGAGCCAATGAAAAGCACAACTCAAATCGTAATTCAAGCGTAACTTGAAAATGCTTGAAATTAAGATTCGGCTGGACTCGCTCGTCAAAAGAATCAATTATGAGAACATAAAAAGAACATCAGGGTGAAAAGATGAATGTCAAGACAGGCCCGGCGATCAGCGATGTCGCCTCGATCTCGATTGAATGCGCGGTATGCGGGCACTCGCGCTGGCGCCGTCCCGCCGATCTTTATCGGATTGGAATCAGGCCGACAGACCGCCTAGAGGCGGTTGCAAGTCGCCTTTTCTGCTCAAGCTGCAGAGAGGATGGTTTGCATGGCAAGGACGTTGTTGTGCAGGCTGCTTTCCTCACGGCGGAGGGAAGGAGATTGGCTGACGCTTACGTGGCCTCTAAAAACCCAGCAACTCGCGCAGCGGGATGATTCGCCACATGTTCTTCAGCGCGTAAGCGTTGAAGGTAAGGGTGTCGGCGGGATTGTATTGTTCACAGATGATCTCGCCCTTTGTCCTGCGAACCAGTTTCTTGACATAGGCTTTTCCGTTGCGTTCGCCGTCTTCCGGTAGCATCTCGATAAGAACGTGATCCCCAGGCACAGGCGCGCGTCCGCCGCAATACAGAAGCTCTCCGGGGTCGTACCGTGGCACCATGCTATCCGACAGGATATGGATGGCAAAGACATTGGCGACGTGCGCTAGGCCGGGTGGTCGACGAGCGTAGCCCGCCACCTCTCCATTGAGAAAAAAGTCTCCATCATCCCCGCCAACCGCACTACCGAGAACCTTGATGTCCATTGGTCCCATGCGGGGTGGCTCGGCTTCTGTGACAATCTCTGCCTCGTTGAGTGAAGCATCCTTGTCTTTGAACGCGACCTCTCCCCGATTGAGGGCCGCATAGTCGACGCCGAGAAAGTCGGCCGTTTTCAACAGATTTTCCGTCGAGGGAAGATTGTTGCCGGTTTCCCAATTTCCAACCGCTGCGACTTCAACTTCGAGGTGCGTTGCGATGTCCTGCATCACCAAGCCCTTCTGCTTGCGTGCTGCACGAATTGCCGCTCCCACGAGGACGGCTTTCTCATTTTTCGCCTTCTTAGCCATGCTTGCATTTGTAAGCCGTTCTTTAAAGTGATCCATTTAAGAGTACCTTGAAATTAAATTTAAGTTATGCTTGTATCCGCGACCATGAGATGGCGAGAACGAGCAGTAGACGCTTTGAGACGTGCCAGAGACGCCGCAGGCGGCTGGACAAATATCGCGCGCCCGCTTGGCATATCGCCGCAAGCGGTCGCGCAGTGGGAAATCGTTCCTGCTGACCGAGTTCTTGCCGTCGAAAAGGCGACGGGCATTTCGCGCCATGAGCTGCGGCCCGACGTGTTCGGTGAAATGACGGAGGCTGCAGAATGATGCGCCTCCTCGTATCTGGCGACCTTGACCGCTTTCGTGGCCGCCAATCAACCGCGCCGGCTCCGCCGAGCCGACGCGGCCAGTTCCCCCTGTGCCGTTTTCCTTCATCCGGCACCGCCTCCCGCAGGGGTGTTTCCCTGCACCCTTGCGGGCTTTGTCTTCTTCGCGTGTCACCTGCATGCGGACCTCCGTCGATCTGTTGACGGATTGAGTACGGCGCCAGGGCGCGCCGCGCATGGAATCATTTCGACTTTTTGTTTCCTTGACCACGATCGGGGGTGTCTTCGTGCGTCGTTTTTCCGAGACCGAATACTGTTCGCTAAAGCGCGTTCTTGATGTCGCCTATGAATTGGCGGGTGGCGTGACGGTGTTCCAGTACGTGACGCGCGTCGTCATATCGCAGCTTTCGAAATATGCATCGACCGATGCGGAGAACGAAAAGAAGTTCATCCCCGTCGATGTCGCGCTCGATCTCGACCGGGCGGCGAAACAGCCGGTCATCACGGCACGAATGGCCGAGCTTCTCGGCTACCGGCTTGAGCCGCTGGAACAGTGCATCGTAGTCGAAGAACCGCTTTCAGAGTCCGATGCGCTCCTGATCATGGATGAAGCGACCGCCCTTTGGCGGATGACGCGGCAGGCCTTCGCGGATGGCCGGATCGACGCCCTGGAGCGCAAGCAATTGCGGCTGAAGCTGCACGAGCTGATCCGCGCCGCCTCGAAAATCACCCAAAAACTCGACGAACTGGAGGTACGGCCATGACTGTCGTCACCGAACCCGGCGTCAGCCGCAAGGGGCGGACGCTGCTCTATCGCGTCCGCATCCATCAACGGCAATACGGCCGTCCTTACCATCTGCGTTGTGATGATGACCGATGCGGCGCGGCCAATGCCGCACGCGGTGGCTATGTGCGGCGCACGCCGAGCGCGGCGGATCTCGTGACGCTGACACCAAAGGGCGAATCCTATCTCGACCGGCTGATGAGGTGCGAATGATGCAGCGCGCCACGCCGTCACCCGCCGAAACCATGCGGGCTTTCGACTCACTCCCCAAGCCGCTCCGGCAAGCGATCGCCGGGGCGGCATTCGTCTATGACCCCGAGGAAATCTCGGTGCGCATTCTGAACGGCAGAAAGCCGGAAACGATCTTGCGCGGGATTGTCCGCTACGAGCGGAGGGCAGCGCCATGAACACCATCACGACCGCCAGGGAGCGCGCCGCCGCGCTCATGGATATCGCCATTCGCGAGGGCAGGGTCCGCAGCGCCGACCATAACGAGCGCAAGACCTGCATCAAGCTCAATGTCAAGGGCATGCTGCGCCGCGACGGCAAGGATGCCGATCTCTGGTATCCGACCGAACTTGCGGTCAAGAAGCATCGCCCGATGCCAGTGCCGGCAGTTGAAACCGCCACTGACCCATCGCAGGGACGGATGGCGGTTTGGCGCGATATCGCGAGCATCGAGATCGGCACCCGCCTGCGCCTTGCTGATCAGGCGAAGGTGGACTCGCTGAAGCCGTCCTTCCTCGAAATCGGCCAGAAGACGCCGATCACTGTTCAGGGGCAGGAGGGCGACGAGCGCGTGAAGCTTTCGGCGGGATTGCACCGGCTGGAAACGGCACGGCAGCTCGGTTGGGAAAAGGTGCTGTGCTTCCACGAGGCCTTCGACGATCTCGACCGGGAGCTTTGGGAGATAGACGAAAACCTTTGCCGCGCCGAACTGACAGCGGCCGACCGGGCGCTGTTCGTCGCCCGGCGCAAGGAAATCTATCTCGAAAAGCATCCGGAGACGGCGCAGCATGTTTCCGGTGGGCGCGCCCGCCAGAATGCAGCAAGCGACAAGTTGTCGTTTGCTGAATCGACGGCGCAAGCGACCGGACAAGACAAGCGCACAGTTCAGCGTGACGCCTCGCGCGGCGAAAAGATCGTGGACATGGCGCTGCATCGCCTGCGCGGTTCCCGCCTCGACAATGGTTCGTTTCTCGACCGCCTGAAGCAGGTGCCGCAGGACAAGCAGGTGCTTTACGTCGAGGCCGCGCTTGCGGATGAGAAGCGCAAGGCGGCCGATGCGAAGGAAAACCGCACGAGGCGGCTGCAGCATTCCCGCATGATCCGCACGGCGGTCATCAACCACATTGCCGAGCAGGGCAAGCGGGTGGCGGGTGAGTTGCCGCGTGCCGCTTTCGCTGTGGGGTATTGCGATGTGCCCTGGCAGCAGGAAGCATGGAGCGACGAGACCGGGCAGGACAAGGGGCTGCCTTATCCGTCCATGACGGTCGACGAGCTGATGGCGCTTTGCGCTGGCGAGCGCAGCCCGTTCACGCAGGATGCCATCCTGTATTTCTGGACGACGACGAACCGGCTCAACGATGCGCTGCGGATCATCAAGGCATGGGGCTTCTCCTATGTCAGCATGATCACATGGGACAAGGTGACTATCGGCATGGGTCGATGGGTGCGCGATCGCACCGAACACCTGATCATCTGCAAGCGCGGCAACTTCCCCGGCATCGACCTCTACACGGCCAAGCCGGAGAGCCTCTACAGCGAGGTAAAGACCGAGCATAGCCGCAAGCCGGTCTGGTTCGCGGAAGAGATCGAGCGGCTTTTCCCCGACATGCGCAAGCTGGAGCTTTTCCAGCGCAAGGAAAGCCTGCAGCCGGGCGATATCCGGCTCAACGGCAAATGGGAGTTTTGGGGCAATCAGGCGGGCGCGCCGGAAGGCGAGGCAGCGTGACAGACTTCCTCCCTGACGTTGACAATCTCGAAGATGCAGAAACCGACCAGCAGCGCGCCCGTTGGCTGATCCGGGCGTCACTGGCGAAGCTGCTGCGCGACGAAAGCCATATCCGCCGTCGCCTGCAGCTCGCCCAATTCCATGCCGGCATCACCTACCTCGAAGCCGAGCTGACCTTTCTTCGCAATCCACGCCGCGATGACGGCGGCCCCGTCGATCTGATCGGGATCGAGGTCGCGCGCGGCCGTATCGACCGAATCGCATGCGGCCTGCCGCCGCGCAACCTGGGGGCCTGAATGTACGCGGGGATACTTTTCGGGGAAACGACGACATCGCAGATCTTCGCCACGATGCAGGGCGACGGCGGCCGCTTGCCACCAATGATCGTCGATAGTTTCGCGGGCGGCGGCGGCGCATCGACCGGTATCGAGATGGCCTTGGGGCGGTCTCCCGATATCGCCATCAACCACAATGCGGATGCGCTGGCCCTGCACGCGGCAAATCATCCGGATACGCTGCATCTGTCTGAAAATGTCTACAAGGTCGATCCGCTCGACTACCTACGGGGCCGACATATCGGCCTGGCGTGGTTCTCGCCCGATTGCAAGCACTTCTCGAAAGCCAAGGGCGGCAAGCCGGTCGAGCGCAATATCCGCGATCTCTGCTGGATCATCCCGGCATGGGTCGAGCGTATCCAGAAGAGCGGCGGCAAGGTCGACGTGATCATCATGGAGAACGTCGAGGAGTTCAAGGATTACGGGCCGCTCGTGCAAACCGATCGCGGGTTGATGCCAGATCCGGAACGCAGGGGCGAAACCTTCCGCAAGTGGTGCAGGGAGATCCGCAAGCTTGGCGGGCGCATCGAGCATCGCGAGCTACGCGCCTGCGACTACGGCGCGCCGACCATCCGCAAGCGGTTGTTCGTCATCATCCGCTTTGACGGCAAGCCCGTGGTCTGGCCGAAGCCGACGCATGGGGCGCCTGACGACCGCGACGTGATCGCGGGCCGCAAGCTGCCGTGGCGGACGGCAGCCGAAATCATCGACTGGTCGCTGCCTTGCCCGTCGATTTTCGACTCGAGCAGCGAGATCATGGAAAAGCATGGCCTCAAGGCCGTGCGCCCGCTCGCAGATAACACCATGGCTCGCGTTGCGCGCGGCATGAAGCGGTACGTTCTCGATGCGGAACGACCGTTTATCGTGAACCTGACACACGGGGCGCGCTGCGAGGACTTAGCGCAGCCGTTCAATACGATCACAGGGGCACATCGTGGCGAGAAAGCCGTCGTGTCGCCATCAGTGATCCGCTTCAATACCGGCGCGACCGGTCAGGATCTGCGCGAGCCTTTATCCACCATCACCGCGAACGGCTACATCAAGCGGCCTGGTGGCTGCGCGCCGCTCGGTATCGTGGCCCCGCACTTGATGACGATGCGCAATTCGGGCAAGCCGTTCAACGGTGCAGATGAACCGACGCATACGATCACCGCGGGAGGCGCTGGGCTGACTGTGGTCGCTCCGACCTTGGTTGGCTGCGGTGGTCGCGCTGGGCAGAGCAGGCCTCGCAGTGGCGATGAACCTACAGCCACGATTACGGCTAAAGCCGATGTATGCGTTGCCACCGCGTTCATCGCGCAGCACAACAACGATAGCCGGCGCATCGGCGGCGTCAATCCTGGCAGACGCGTGGACGAACCGGTATCGACAGTGACGGCAAGCGGGGCACAACAAGGTGTCGTTTCCGCCTTCATATCGCGCCAGTTCGGGACATCGACCGGCCACGCGGCAGAGAAGCCGCTCGCCACGACTACAGCGGACGGAGGCGGCAAGTCCCTTCTGGTTGCCCCATATCTTCAGGCCTATTACGGGACCGGCGACGGCGGCGAGGAAGATCAACCCTGCCGCACCATCACGACCAAGGACCGTCACGGCCACGTCGAAGCGTCGATCAGCGCACCGCCGTTCACCGAAGCGCAGGTGACAAGAGCGCGTCGGGTTGCCGAATTCCTGCGATCTCATGGCTTTTGGGATGAGCGCGAGTTCGTGACGATCGTCATCGGCAGCGAGACTTTCGTGGTGGTTGATATCGGCATGCGCATGCTGACGCCGCGCGAGCTGTACAATGCTCAGGGGTTCCCGCCGCAGTACATTATCGACGGCGTCTGGATTGCTCCGGAGGCGGGCGGCGAAGCCATATGGAAGGCTTTTCCGAAGTCTGTTCAGGTGAGCTGCGTCGGCAACTCCGTATCGCCTGTCGTGGCCGCTGCGCTTGCTGCCGCCAATGCGGACCATTGCCGCGCCGAGAGGATGGCGGCATGAGCATCATGATCATGAGCCGCCTGTTCAAGATGAACCTTGGCGGCTGCAATCGAAAGCTTCTGGCGGTTCGCCTTGCCGATTTTGCCGATGACGACGGTCGCGGCATCTATCCCGGCGTGGCGCGCCTTGCGGCAGAGACGGAACTCTCTGAGCGCACCATCCAACGCATCCTTGCCGATTTCGTCAAGGAAGGGATTCTTGTGGTTGTGAAAGAGGCGACGGGAAGGCCCGGAATCGCCAACTCTTACGACTTCGATTTAGCTCGCCTGTTCGCCTATACCCCGAGCCAGACGGGTGACAGCGTGTCACCCGTCGAACACGGGAGAGGGGTGACAAATGAGCGGGAGAGGGGTGACACCGACGACAGAGACGGGTGTCACGGTGACACCCGAACCGTAATAGAACCTCCAATAGAACCTCCATCTAGGCGCGCGAGCGCGGAAGAGGGAGGTTTGGCTAGGGTTGATCGAAAGAAGATCGAGACGGACTTCACGCTCTGGTACGCCACTTGGAAAAAGGGCGATATCGAGTTTGCTCGTAACGCATGGATGGCTCTATCGGACGAAGAGCGCGCCGAGTGCATCGAGCGAACCCCGGCATATCTGCGATGGGCCAAGGCTGAGGATATCAGGGCAGCGGCGGTCTACCTCAAGCACAGGATGTGGCGCGACATGCCGGAAGAGCTGGTGGCTGTGCCAGCGCGCGGCATTGCCAAGGTCTGCGGCAAGCTGTGGATGGGTACGCGCCTGGCGGCGCTCTCCCGAGAGCCGACTGGCCGCTTCATCTTCACCACATTCGACGAAAGGGAGATCGCGGCAGGCCGGGCCACGAGAGAGGCGCTGGCGCACAGCAAGCGTCTTGAGCATGGTTGGCCGCTCGTGACCACCATGCGCGATCTGGCGCGCCGCAAGGAGCCGTTCGTCACGTCGCTTGCGTTGCTGCCCGCTGTCTCCGGGTTTCGTCAGGTGAAGAGCGACAGCGCTCTGTTCGCCGCATGGGCTGATCTGCACGAGCGTCACGGCTGGCCCTTCATCGAGCATCCCCACGATTACGTCTGGTTCCCGCCCGTCGACGACGATGCAGGCGACCTCAACCAGGCCGTCGAAGAAGCTTTGGAAACTTTCATTTCAACAATCAACGAGGCGGGCAATGACGATGCAGCATAAGCGTAACGGCATTTCCGGATTGCCGATCGAGATCCGCAAGTTTGCGTCCGACAAGCAGGATACGGCGATCAGCCTGCATCGCATGCGCATTCGCGAGATCGTCGCGGCAAGCAAGCGGGTTGCTGATGAAAACCCTGATCTGGCCGGTTGGTACTGCCTGCATGCGCTGACTGGTAGGGAATCATCTGTGGAAAAAGCCCTGACTGATGAGCGGGTAGAATGCCTGGTGCTGCGTGAACCGGAGCGCAAAGTTGTGCGCCGTGGGAGGGAATGGACACTGCCTGGTAAGCTCTGGCTACCCGGATTTGTGCTTGTTCGCTGTGTTCCTTCCAACGAGGCATTTCGCGGTTTGCTAGGTATTCAGCATGTCACCGATATCGTCGGCGGATGGGTGCGACCATATCGAGTGTCCGATGAATCGATCAGCCAATTCAATGCAGTCATGCAGGAGAAAGAGGAAGAGCGAGAACGCCAACGTCTGGAACAAGAGGCCAAGAACGCGAGCATAAAGGCAGGTGATAGGGTGCTGATCAAGCTGGGTCCATTCACCGGATTTGAGGCGAGAGTGGTGAAGATGCTGAAGGGTAAGGATAAGCGGTGCAACGTGGAATATAAACTCATGGGCCGTGCAGGGCAGCTCAATATCCCTCTTGCGAATCTCGAAAAGCTGTGAGTACAAATCACGTCAACGGGATGATCTGCGATCTCAGTGCACCCTTGGGCGATAGCCCTGAATGCCTCGGCAGGACGCGAGGCAAAGAGAGGAAACTCTCAGGTCGGTAGCCGGGCAGACCCCGCCTTGAAGGTCTCAAACAGAGACATCGATTCAAGGCCAGTGCGCAAGCTATGACATACAGACGGGCGGCCAGATGGTCGCCTTTTTCGTATAATGGTTATGGGCAGGCTATCGTCTATCAAACCAAGGCTGAAGGCGCTCGGCTCACGCATCGCAGCTCCATCGACTAGAGAAGAAGCGGAAGCGCAGCGCCATCGCGAGCGTGACCGCACGCAGCCATGGCGCGCCTGGTACAAGACGGCTCGTTGGCAGAAGCTGCGCATGAGCGTGCTGGTCCGTGACCTATTCACCTGCCAGATGAAGGGATGCGGCCGCATCGAGGCCGATACATCCCAACTCGTGGCAGACCACAAGACGCCGCACCATGGCGACGAGGCGTTGTTCTGGGATGAGAGCAATCTGCATTGCCTGTGCAAGCCATGCCACGACAGCCTGAAGCAAAAGCAGGAACGTCAATCGTTTCGGAGTTGGTGAGATCTGCCTGCGTCTCATCGTTCCCGTTGAGCAGGCGATAGCAAGGAGAAGTCGCATGAGCGAACGAGTTACGATGCGCGCAAAGATGCGTGTCACCGAGGTCAGTCGGTTCGAGGGTAGCGATCGCCTGAAGATGGTCGCTGTAGCCAAGAGCGGTTCGTATCCGGAGAGTGGATACGACGAGGATAATACCTATGCCAAGTTCTCGCCGCAGGGCGAACTGACGATCACCGTCGCCAATCCCGCATTGCTCGGCAAGATCGAGCCCGGCAAGCGGTTCTACCTCGACTTCATCGAGGCTGACCAGGCAGACCCGGCCTGACCGGACAAGGGGGGGGCGGGTCAAAAGTCCAGCAGGCCTTCCGGCCTAGACCCGCGCCCCATCCATTCGGAGAGTTTTTTCCCGTGACAGACGAAAAATCCGAGCTGGTCCAAGAACGCGACATGTTCGGCGACCCGATCTTGCCTATCAAGGATCGTCGCGGCCGGCCATCATTCGGAAAGAACAAGGAAAATCAAGAGCTTGTCTCTCTACTGCGCGCTGCAGGATGGACGCAATCGCGTATCGCTAACTATATCGGCTGCGATGAGAAGACTTTGCGCAAGAATTTTTCCCGAGAGCTTGAGCAGGGTCTCGATATCATCGAGGGCATGGCGCTCGAAGTGACGCTGAAGAAAATGAAGTCCGGCAACTCCGTCGCCATTTCTCGCGTCTTCGATATCATAGACAAGCAGGGCAAGCCCGCCGTTCCAATCGCTCCAAAGGCAGAGAAGCAGGAACGTCTCGGTAAGAAGGAGACCGCCAACCGCGAAGCGCAGACCGCACATGAGGGAACGGAATGGGGTACGCTTCTTCAATAAAGGCGGAATGGCAGTTCTCCTGCCCTGATTGGGTTGAACGCCTGAAATCCGGTCGCTCGCTCGTGCCTGCCCTTCCCCTCGATGCGGAAGAGGGTGAGCGGGCTGTCAAGATTTTTAATAAGCTCCGTCTTCCTGACGTTCCCGATCAGCCGACCATGGAGGAGGGCGCTGGCGACTGGTTCCGTGATATCGTTCGTGCTGTCTTTGGGTCGATAGACGAAAACGGCGAGCGTCATGTCCGTAAGGTCTTTGGCCTGGTGCCAAAGAAGAACTCGAAGACGACCGGCGGCGCCGGGATCATGGTGACGGCACTCCTCATGAACCGTCGCCCACGCGCTGAGTTTCTTCTGGTCGGGCCGACGCAGGACGTTGCGGATACTGCATTCCAGCAGGCATCCGGCATGATCGAGGCGGATGACTATCTGTCCAAGCGCTTCCAGTGCATAGAGCACCAGAAGACGATCAAGGACCGCCTTACTAAGGCGAAACTGAAGATCAAGACCTTCGATATGAAGGTGATGACTGGTGTAAAGCCTGTCGGCGTCCTGCTCGACGAGCTGCATGTCATGTCGGCTTACTCTTACGCCTCGCGCGTCCTTGGGCAGATCAGCGGCGGCCTCATTCCGAACCCGGAATCGTTCCTGATCATCATCACGACGCAGAGCGACGAGCCTCCGTCTGGGCCGTTCAAGGTCGAGTTGGAATATGCCCGAAATGTGCGGGACGGTAAGATCACAGACGCCCGCACGCTTCCGGTCCTCTATGAATTTCCGGAGGCAATGCAGCGCCATCCGGATCAGCCATGGAGTAACCCGGCGAATTGGCCGATGGTTCTCCCGAACCTAAACCTGTCGATCACTATCGACCGGTTGATGGAGGAGTGGAAGGAAGCCTCAGAGAAGGGTGAGGAAGAGCGCCGCCGCTGGGCATCACAGCATCTTAACGTCCAGATCGGGATGGCGATGCATGGCGATCGTTGGGGCGGCGTCGATTATTGGGAGGCGGCAGCCGACAAGGCAATCACCCTCGAATATCTGATCGAGAATTGCGACGTGATCGTCGCAGGCGGCGATGCTGGTGGCCTAGATGACCTTTGGGGCCTCGCTCTCATCGGTCGGCACAAAGTGACGCGGCACTGGCTACTCTGGATAAAGGCTTGGTGCCATCCGACCGTCTTGGAAGCTCGCAAGAACATCGCTGAGCTATTGAACGGCTTCGCTAAAGAAGGCGGCGATCTCGTCATCTGTGATCGACCAACGCAGGATGCGGAGGAGGCTGCAGCGATCATCGCTCGTGTCCGCGACGCGGGTCTCTTGCCGGATGACGGCGGCGTTGGTGTCGATGCGTGGGGCATAACCGCACTCGTCGAAGAGTTGGCCGTGCGGGAAATTGTCGATCCGCAAGTTCGCGCCGTTCCTCAAGGTGGGCGCCTCAGCTCGGCCGTGTTTGGGATCGAGCGCAAGCTGATGGATGGGACGTTTAAGCACTCCGGCTCCGAGCTGATGGCCTGGTGCGTAAGCAATGTGAAACTTGAGCATCGTCCGACCATGGTCCTCGTCGACAAGAAAGAGGCCTGGGCGAAGATCGATCCGGTCATGGCGATGCTTAACGCCGGCAAGCTGATGGAGCTTAACCCGGAAGCCTCCGGGGCGGGTGAGGCTGATTACTTCAAGCAATTCGCGGGGGCATCGTGAACATTCTGCAGAAGATGGCGAATGCCGTTGTGCGCACGCTTTCGCTGCGCAGTCCGGAGGGATGGTCGCGCACCGGCTCCGAGAGTGATGCAGGCGAAAGTGTCAATGACGCCAACGTCATGACGATTTCATCCGTATGGGCATGCGTGAACCTGATATCCGGCACGATTTCGTCCCTGCCGCTCATGGTCTACCGCCTCGATGGATCTGGAAACAGGATCGTGGCGAAGGACCATCCGCTCTATCGCATCCTTCATGACAGCCCGAACTATGACCAGACGGCTGTTGATTTCTGGGATTTCGTAGCGGCTTCGATCGAACTTCGCGGCAATGCCTATGCTCAGATCCTTCGATCAACGACGGCGATTATAGGGCTAGTCCCGGTTAATCCGGTGTGCATGAACGTGCGTCGCCTGTCAGACGGCTCGATACAGTATTCATGGACCGACAACGGAAAGTCGTACATCGAGTCTGATCGCGGTGTCCTACATATCCGCGGCTTCGGTGGCGATCCGCTCGGCGGCATGTCGACGTTGCAATTTGGCCGCCATGCCTTCGGGCTCGCACGCACGATCGACAAGACGGCCGGAAAGATGTTCGCGAACGGCATGCGGCCCGGCGTCACTCTAACCTTCGAGAAGTGGCTTACTGAACCTCAGCGTAATGCGATCGAGGGTAAGCTTGAGGACAAATTCGTTGGTGCCGTGAACGCCGGCAAGCCCTTTATTCTGGAAGGGGGCCAGAAGCTTCAGGTTATCGATATGAAGCCGGAAGACGCGCAGATGCTTCAGTCCCGCGCCTTCTCCGTGCAGGAGATTTGCCGATTCTTCGGTGTTCCGCCATTCATGATCGGCCACACCGAGAAAGTGACAAGCTTCGGCTCCGGTTTGTCGGAGCAGGTCCTTGGCTTCCAGAAGTTCACGCTTCGGCGTCGTTTGAAGCGCATTGAGCAGGCGCTCGAAAAGCAGCTGCTGACGCCAGCTGAGCGCGCGGCAGGAATTACGATCGAATTCAACCTTGATGGACTGCTGCGCGGAGATAGCTCGGCGCGCGCAACATTCTATCAGACGATGACGCAGATTGGCGCGATGACGATCAACGAAGTTCGCGCTCTGGAGAACATGCCGGCCGTTCCGGGCGGTGATATCCCGCGCATGCAGATGCAGAATGTTCCCATCAACGAAAGTGGGAAGCTTCCCAATGGCTCGAACAATTGAATTTGCGGAGTGCGCCATGACGCAGAACTATGATTTCTTGCTGGATACCAAGAGCGTCGGAGATGCGGGCGAATTCGAAGGCTATGCATCGACATTCGGCAATGTCGACCAGGGTGGCGATGTTGTCGAGCCGGGCGCCTTCATCGAAAGCATCGTGAAGGCGAAGGCGGACAAGCGCACCATACCGATGCTATGGCAGCATGATCAGCGAGAGCCCATCGGCGTCTGGAAAGACATTTCCGAGGACGCCAAGGGTCTTTACGTGAAAGGCCAACTGCTGGTCGATCATGACCCGCTCGCCAAGCGGGCGCACGCGCTGCTGAAGGCCAAAGCCATCGGCGGCATGTCCATCGGCTATCGCGTTCCTCCCGGTGGCATCGTCGAAGACGAAAAGCGTCGCGGTGTCAGCCGCTTGAAGACGGTCGATCTTCGCGAAATTTCGCTCGTCACCATGCCCATGAACGTAGAGGCGCGTGTCACCTCCGTCAAAACCATTCTGGAGGCCGGCAAGATGCCGACCGTCAGAGAATTCGAGGAATTCCTGCGGGATGCAGGCGGTTTCTCGAAAGCCCTTGCCACGGCAATTGCCAGCAAGGCCGCACCGCATCTTCGGGGGGAGCCCGAAACGCCGGCAAGCGACGCTACCACCTTCCTGCAGGCTCTCCTGCGCTAATCCAACATTGGAGACTACCATGAAACTGAAGATGCGTTTCTACGCGTCGGCCTTTGCTGTGCTCGGCGCAATGAGTGCAAACGAACGTGCTGCTGGCCGCTATCTGCGCGATGCAGCAGGCCATGACACCAAATCGGCAAAGGAACTCGCCGACGAGGTAAAGGCCCTATTCCAGAAGTCGATGGACGAAACCAAGGAGATTGCCGAAAAGGCGCTCGGTGAGGCCAAGAAAAGCGGCGATCTGTCGACCAGCATCAAGGAGAAGGCAGACGAGGCACTTCTCAAGATGAATGGTCTAATGGAGCAGGTTGCCGAATTCGAACAGAAGCTCGCACGCAATCGCGGCGATGGTGCCGACGCGGAGAAGAGCCTGGGCCAGCAGTTCGTCGAAGATGCGAAGGTCAAGGAGTTCTGTGGGCAGGGCACGCCGCGCGGCCGGGTGGATATGCAGGTCAAGGCCGTCATCACGACCGCCAATACTGATACCGCCGGCGCAATCGGCGCCGCCATTCCTCCGACCAGGCTCCCCGGCATTATCGCGCCGCCTGAGCGCCGCATGACGGTGCGTGACTTGATCACCCCTGGCCGAATGGATGGCGGTGTCCTCGAATACGTGCAGGAGACCGGCTTCACCAACGGCGCCGGCATGGTTGCGGAAGGGGCTGCTAAGCCTCAATCCGATATCAAGTTTGCACTCAAGAATACGTCGGCGAAGGTCATCGCGCATCACTTCAAGGCCTCTCGCCAGGCAATGGAAGACTTTGCGCAGCTGGCCTCCTACATCGACGGGCGCGGCCGTTATGGCCTCGCCTTCAAGGAGGAAACGCAGCTGCTGAACGGCGACGGCACCGGACAGAATTTGCTCGGCATCATTCCGCAGGCAACGGCGTTCGCAGCTCCGATCGCACTGACCGATCCGACCAGCATCGACATCATGCGTCTGGCGATGCTGCAGGCCGTCCTGGCAGAGTATCCGGCCACGGGTCACGTCATGAACCCGATCGATTGGGCCTGGGTCGAAACACTCAAGGATACGACCGGTCGCTACATCATCGGCAATCCGCAAGGCACCATCACGCCGACCCTTTGGGGTCTGCCTGTGGTTCAGACGCAGGCCATTGCCGTCGACAAATTCCTGACCGGCGCATTCAAGCTCGGCGCTCAGATCTTTGACCGCTGGCTGGCACGCGTCGAGATCGCCACGGAAAACGAAGATGACTTCATCAAGAACCTGATCACCATGCTGATTGAAGAACGTCTTGCGCTGGCGGTATACCGACCGGAGGCATTCGTTTACGGCGATTTCGGTCGCGTGGCCTGATCTTCGGCTCATTATAGCGGGCGGCTTTCTCCGCCCGCTTCATGAACCGAAGGAGAGTGTCATGAACAAGGTTGTGGAATACGAAGTGCTCCGTGAGCATGAAGGTGACCGCTTCTACAGGCGCGGTGAGCGTCGGGAGCTTCTGGAAAACGAAGCGAAGCATCTTGTCGGCCTCGGGGTTCTGGGTCTGCCCGGCTCCTCATCGAAAGCGGCGCCCGCAGCTGCTGGCGCCCGAACAAGGTCCGATATCGAGGCGGAGTTCAATTCCTTTGTCGATAAAGCCAACCAGGCGCGAGGGGCAATCGAAGCCGAGCTGACGAAGGCCAGGCAAGCTGCAGACGGCAAGATCAATGAAATTGCTGCCGAAGTTACTGCCGCTCGCCAGAGTGCCGACGCGGCGCTCGGCTCGATCCAATCCGAACTTGATACGGCCCGCAAGGATGCCGATGCCAAGATCCGCGCGATTGCGGCGGAGATTGAAAAAGCGAAATCTGAGGCATCGGGGAAGAGCAAACCCGAAGAACAGCCTTCCAATAGGGCTGAACAGGCTCCCGAAAAGAACAAGTAGGATATCAGCGTGCGTGTCGTCGTTATCGAAGCACCGACCGAGATCATTTCGGTTGATGAGGCAAAGAAATTCCTCATCATCGACCAGGACATCACCGATGACGATGATCTGATCAAGTCGTTCATCCTTGCTGCGACGCAGTGGCTGGACGGCCCGGAAGGATGGCTCGGCCGCGCGCTCGGCATTCAGGTTCTGGAATGGCAGCGATGCAACTGGCCGACCGATCGAGAGCGTCTGCCATTTCCGCCTGAAGTGGAGATTATTTCGATAAAGTATATAGATCCGGATGGCATCGAGCAGACTTGGCCTCTTCCGACGCCGCTCCATTTCGACGATCTGCCAGCAGTTCGTGGACGTGATGGCGACGTGAAGATCCGCTACCGCGCGGGCTACGGAACTCAAGATCCTGATGCTCCCGACAAGTGGAACAACGCCGTGCCGGAACCGATCAGGACGGCGATCAAGATGCTTGTTGCTCAGTGGTATAACGTGCGAGAGCCTGTCGTTTCGACTGGGCAACAGCCGTTTGCGATGCCTTTTGCCGTCGAGGCGCTGCTTTCGCCATATAGGGTTTGGTGATCCATGGCCCGCGTCCGCTTCATCGCCGATTTCGATTACAAGCCACTGCCTTCGATGACCATCGCCTATCGGGCTGGCATGGTCTGCGTCGTGAAGCGTGAATGCGCCGATAAGGCCATCGCCGCAGGCAAGGCGGTTGATTTTTTCATGAACAGGGAACCAGTTGATGGCAGCGACGAGATCGGCCGGTGATCTGTTCTTTCATGTCGCCTTCGACAAGCGTGTCGATATCGACGATGGCGCAGGCAATACGGTTGGCGAATGGCGGGAGCAGTTTCAATGCCGTGCCGGATTTACGCATCTGCGCGGCGGCGAAAGCGTCATGGCTGAGCGCCTTCAGGGCCAGCATACGCAGGTCATCTTCGTGCGCCGCTCATCGGCGTCGCGGCAGGTCACGACGGACTGGCGGGTCCGCGATGTGAGGGATGGAAAGTCGTTCAACATCCGCGATATCACGCCGACAGATGACCGGTTGTGGCTGGATTTCCTCTGCCAGAGCGGGGTGGCCGCCGGATGACCAGAATCACCAATCTTGATCGTCTTAACAGGAAGCTCAAGCAGCTTCCGGCCATTGCTCGCGAGATGATCCGCGCCGAAATGGCAAAAGCGGCCGATGAGATTGTCGGCATGATGAAGCGCCTCGCGCCGGTCCTGGCGGTTCCGGTGAAAGACAGACGGTCCGGTGCCCTGCGGGATAGCATTGGTTGGACATGGGGTTCGGCGCCCAAGGGTTCGGCTGTTGTCGCCACTGTCGCCAGCAAGTCAGGCGACATGGCGATCACCATCTATGCCGGTAACGCGGAAGCCTACTATGCGCGATGGGTGGAGTTTGGAACGCAGAAGATGCGGGCGCAGCCATACTTCTATGTCAGCTGGCGCGCGAACAAGCGGCGCACCGTGCGCCGTCTCGGGAAAGCGGTACGGGATGCGGCAAAGAAAGTGGCGGCGTCATGAGCGAGGATGCATCTTTTGAGCTGCAGAAGGCAATCGTCACCCTTCTAAAGAATGACGCCGGCGTCATTTCGCTCGTGGCAGGCCGGGTCTATGACCGTGTTCCGCAAGATGATGCGGGCAACACGACGGCGACATTCCCTTATATCTCGCTTGGCCCGGATCAGGAGATACCGGACCCTGCCGAGTGTATCCGGGCATCAGAATTCATCCTGCAGATCGACGCATGGTCTCGCGCGGTCGGCTTTCCTGAGGTCAAGCGCATAGCTCGCGCGATCGAGGATGCCCTTGACGAGGTTGAATTGCCTCTCGTCGATAATGCGCAGGTCTATTTCGAGTATGACGGCCGCCGCGTCTTTCGCGACCCGGACGGACTGACCTCTCATGCGGCGCTGACGTTCCGCGCCGGTATCGAGAAACCCTGACATCAAGGAATATCGGCGAATGCCGATAGCGCCCACACCGGGCGGCCTTCACTGCTGCCATCATAGGAGATATCACCATGGCGCAACCGACAACTGCCCGCTTCGGCAAATTCCGCGTTCTGCTTGGCAATAGCGCGACGCCGATCGTCTATACCGCTCCCTGCGGCTTTACCTCGAAAAGCCTCACTCTCACCAAGGATCTCACGGAAGTCACGCTTCCGGACTGCGATGATCCAGATGCGGTGGCGTGGATCGGCCGCGACGCGAACACTCTGTCAGCATCCGTCTCCGGCGATGGCGTTTGCGCTGCCGAGTCGGTGGAGACATGGCTTGACGCATGGGAGAACGTCGAATCCGTTCCTGTGAAGATAGAGCTGGAATTCCCGGCCAAGACGATCACGTGGACGGGTCTTATGCACGTCAACACGCTCAACCCTTCCGCCGAGCAAGGTGGCCGTGTCACCATGAGCGTTGAAATGCAGAGCGATGGTGCTCTGACGCGCGTGTCGACACCCTGATGCGGGACGCTCGTATCCCCTTGGACTGGGCAGACGGAACCTATTCGTTCCGTCTGGGCTGGGGCGAGCTGGCGGAATTGCAGGAGAAATGCGACGCCGGCCCGTATGTCATCCTCGATCGTCTGCAGACACGGCAATGGCGCATAGAGGATATTTCCAATACCATCCGTCTCGGCCTCATCGGTGGAGGCGTCGACCCGGTCAAGGCTCTCAAACTGGTCCGGAAATATGTCGAGGCCAGACCTCCCGTCGAGAACCTCATCTATGCGGTTGGTATATTGAGCGCCGGTCTGATGGGCGCTCCGGATGAACCTCCGGGGGAGCCAAAAGCGCCAAATCAGATCGAGACAGGCTCGACGACCTTCCCAACGGAAAGTTCAGATTTGGCGCAATCTACGGACTAGGCGCGGCGATCGGCTTCTCTCCACAGCAGGTCAACGCCATGTCCATGTGGCAGTTCTATGTCGCGGTAGAGGGATACGTCGCGGCTCATTGCCCCGACGACGGCAAGATGAGCGACCGGGAAGCAGATGAGCTTTTCGAATGGCTTAAATCGAAGAATTGAAATTCCTGATCATTTCGTTCGCAGGACTGGATTAGATGGCAACCACTGACATTGAGCGCCTTGTTGTGCAGCTTTCGGCTGACTTCAAGAAGTTCGAAAACGCGCTGAACCGCCAGACGAACCAGGCTAATAAGCAGTTCCGTGCGATCGAAAAGCGCGCCGTCGAGATGAATAAGAACCTTGAGAATTCGTTCTCTTCCCTGGGGACGAATGTCGCCAAGGCATTTGCGCTCATCGGTGGCGCAAAGGGTCTTCAGGAGCTGGCCGACTCCGCCATCAAGATCGAAAACGCGATGAAGGTTGCCGGTCTCTCTGGCGACAGTCTGACGAAGACGCTGGACCAGCTCTATGGCGTCGCGCTGAAGAACCATATTCCGATTGAGGCCCTGGCACAGCTCTATAGCCGCGTCTCGCTGCAGCAGAAGGAACTTGGTGCGTCCAGTCAGCAGCTGGTCGGCTTCACCGATCTCGTGGGTAAAGCTCTGCGGGTATCGGGCACCAGCGCGACGGAAGCGGCCGGCCCCATGCTGCAGTTGGCGCAGGCGCTCGGTAGCGGCACGGTGCATGCCGAAGAGTTCAATTCCATTATCGAAGGCATGCCGGCGCTCGCGCAGGCGGCAGCCAAGGGCATCAAGCAGGCGAACGGCTCGGTTGCTGAGCTGAAGAACCTCGTCAACAACGGCAAGATCTCCAGCCGTGCCCTGTTTGACGGCATCATCGCCGGAGCGTCGGATCTCGACACCAAGCTCGCCGGCACGCAGACGACGATCGGCCAGGCCTTCACCGATTTGCAGACCAGCCTCACGAAGGCTGTCGGCAAGTTCAACGAGGCTTCTGGCGCCGGCAACGCCGCGATCAGCGTCATCGAGAATGCAGTCACCCGGATAAATCAGCTGAACTTCAACCAGCTTGCCGAGAACATCCAGGCCGTCATCGCATGGCTCAACAATCTCGGCAAAGCCTACGACAACCTTCTTGCGGGGGCGTCGGCATCCGGTGGATCTTTGAATGACAAGCTGCAAAGCTTGAGCAAGTCGATCAATGGCGGAAAGCCGCTTATCGATCTGGGTCCGGCCTTTTCAAACCAGCCGATCGATATTGAGAAGCTGGGTAGGGAATATGATGAGCGTCAGAAGCATGCCGATGGCGAGCGCCTGAAGGCATTGCAGGATCAGCTCGACGCGGCGAACGAATTACAGAAGGCCATGGGCCTACCGCTGAACAATGATGCGAATGCCGAGATCCTCCGCCAGATGGACGCAATTCGCGAGAAGACGGGCGCCGCCAAGGACGAGGTGGTTTCCCTGCAGGAGGCAGCCAGATCGACCGCCGGGCCGCAAGGTCCGCCGGATCTTCGCAAGTTCCAGAAATCGGAAGGCTTCAAGGATGAGCTGCCACTCAGCCAGCCGATCGATATCACCGACAAGAAGTATGCGACCACGCCCACTAAGACGCCGAAAGAAAAGTCTGGCGGCGCCGACGCCAAGGCCTATGATCGTGAAGTTCGCCAGGTGAGAGAGCGAACTGCCGTCCTGAATGCACAGACGGAAGCTCAGTCCAAGCTCAATCCGTACATCAACGATTACGGCTATGCAGCAGAGAAAGCCGCAACGGCGCAGGAGTTGCTGTCGGCAGCCCAGCGCACAGGCAATGCCGCCGGCAAGGAATTGACGGATGTCAACCAGCTCCTGAGCGGTGATTTTTCGAAGCTGACGCCGGCCGCCAGAGCGCAGGCGGAAGCCATGCTAGCACTGGCTGAGGCCAATGGTTACGCCACGCAGAAGAGCAATCAACTCAACGACTCGCAGGACAAGCTGCGACAGAAGATGGAGGATTGGCGCGCCACCAGTAAGGATGCGTCGGAAGGCTTCATCAAGGATCTGATTAACGGCAAATCGGCCGTCGAGGCTTTGGGTGGGGCGCTGGAAAAGATCGGCGACAAACTACTCGACAGTGCTTTTGATTCGCTGTTCGGCACGTCTGGCACCAATAACTGGTTCTCGAAACTCTGGTCGTCGATCGGCCTGAAAGATGGCGGACCCGTCAAGCTGGCGGGCGGCGGTTCTGTTCGCGGACCCGGCGGTCCGCGTGACGACAAGATACCGGCCATGCTTTCGGATGGCGAGTTTGTCGTCAATGCCGCCGCCACGAAAAAGAACCGTTCGCTTCTTGAGGCCATCAATAGCGGCCATGTCCTACGCCGTGCTGACGGTGGCATGATCGGGGCGCCAAGCCTTCCGAAGCCATCCCGCATCGCCTCTCCCGCATCATCTCAGGCGGGTTCATCTTTCACCTATGCGCCCGTCATCGATGCACGCGGCGCTGATGCTGCTGCGGTTGCGCGGCTAGAGCAAGCGCAGATCCGCCTCAATCGGGATTTTGAGGCGCGGACAATCAAGACGATCCGGGCTGCCAACAAGGCTGGCGTAAAACTGGGGAAGTTTAAGACGTGACTATTACGTTTCCTGTCGATTTCCTCTCCGACTTTCCCGGCTGGTCAACGGAATTCGATCTGCTCTACCGCCAAGAGCAGAGCCGCAGTGCCAACGGTAAGAGCTATGCGAAGGATCTCGGTTCGCCGCTCTGGAAGGCGACATATCAGTCGCGCAGTCTATGGCCGAATGAGCTGGACTATTGGCTCGCGCGCCTGAAGGCCCTAGAGAACGGTCTCCAGACCTTCAAGGCGTGGCGGTTGAGCCGGACCTATCCCATTGCCTATCCGCGCGGATCATGGCCGACCGGCGGGGCTTTCTCGGGCTCAGGTCAAGTGAATTCCATCACTGGCAAAGCCATTTCTCTCAAGGGGCTTCCGCCTGGCTATGTCGTCAGTGTCGGCGACTTCGTGCAGGTCGGCGCGAGCGATCTCTACCAGGCGCTGGAGATGGCAACCGCGAATGGCGCCGGCGTCACCGGATCATTCGAGGTTCGCACCTTTGTGTGGCCGACATCCCTGGTCAACGCGGCAGCCAAGCTCGTGAAGCCATCCTGTATCATGACGCTGGTTCCGGACAGCCTATCCGCGCCCGCAAACACTTCCGACGGTCGTGGCACTATCACGTTCCAAGCAATCGAGGCCCGTTAATGCGAGCTATATCAGTAGAGAACAACGCGGCGCTGCAGGCGCGTCGGCTGGTGGCGCGCGACTTCCTCTGGCTTAAAGTCCGGACGCTCGATACTGGACTGCCGTTTGAATATGGCTTCTGGAATGATGTCGGGAATGTTTCGGCGCAGGTGCTGGACCCAAACACCGGCGTCGCCGTCTCGCGCAATTTTGAGGGTAGCGGCACTTTGATTTCGGTTGCCGATATTCCGCTGACTTCCGATCTGGCCGCACAGAGCGTCAGCATTGCCATGTCACAGATCGATGAAGGCGTCGCCAATATCGTTCGCGGCTATGAGTTGAAGCAGGCTGGCGTCGAGATCTATCGCGGCATGTTCGACCCCGATACCCGCCAGATGGTGGCGCCTGCATTTTCCCGCTTCATCGGCTTCGTCGATGAAGCCACCATCACGACGCCAAAGGAAGGTGAGGCGGGAAGCCTCGAGCTTACCTGCGTCTCTCACGCGCAAGAGCTTGGCCGCAGCAATCCGGATACACGTTCGCACGATAGCCAGGTGTTGAGATCCGCGACGGACAATTTCTATCAGGATACGACTACGGTCGGAGACTGGCAGTTCTTCTGGGGGCGCAAATCCGGCAAGGTTGAGACCTCGGCTGCGCAGCGCATATCCGCGAACATCAAGGCGGCCAATCGATGATCCGCACGGCGATTTCAAGCGACAAGGCGCGCGTGCTGGTTATGGCGAAAGCCTTCCATGCAGTATCGGGCGCACCGTTTGCGTTTTCTGCTGCTGCGGCTTCCGTCTTGTTCGATGCGGCGCTGAGCGACAGCAATCGCCTATGCCTGATCTATGAGGGTGAAGGTATCGCGCGCGGCGTTCTCGCAGCCGTGGCTGCGCCTCACCATCTGGCGCCGGTCAAAGTTGCTTCGGAGATCATCTGGTGGATCGATCTGGATTGGCGCGGCCGGGCAGCAACGAAAATGCTCGCCGCCTATGAGCAGTGGGCGGCCGAATGCGGATGCCAATATGTCAGCATGGTCGGCCTTGGTGTCGATCCTGTCGTTTCCAAGCTTTACGAGCGTCGCGGCTATCAGGCTGTAGAGCGCCATTTCATGATGCCTCTTTAAAGAGACCTCCCTTTCATGGCTGTATTTACAACTGCTTTCGTCGCGGGCGCCCTTGGCGTTGCCGAAACGTCGCTTGCCGCGACCGTGTCGGCCTTCGCGCTCAATGCGGCTGTCGGCATCGGCGTCAGCATGCTGGCGAAGGAACTGCAGAAGCCGAAGTCCGCGGGACAGCAGACGAACGGCGTCAATGGCACGCTGCAGGCCGGCGGCGATGTTGCCCGCTCGTTTGTCTTGGGTCGCCGCACGACGGCCGGCTCGCTGGTCTACGCGAACACTTGGGGCAAAGCCGGCAAGACGCCGAATGCCTATTTCACGCAGGTCATTGCGCTCTCGGACATGCCGATCAGGACGATATCGGCTTTCTGGGTCAACGGAGATCCCGTCACTGTCGACACCAGCGACACGAGCTATGGGGATTGGGGCTATCCGGTAACGCAGTTTAACACCGGCAATAATAACCATATGTGGATCAAGTTCTACGACGGCACACAGACCGTCGCTGATCCCTTCCTGGTCAACACAGTTTCGAGCGCTGACCGGCCATATCAGAATACCCGTGTCGGAACCGGCGTCGCCTACGCGATCGTCACATCGCAGGCCAACGACGAGCTGTTTAGCGGCTTCCCTACCTTCCGCTTCGAAGTCCAGGGCGCGCCGCTCTATGACGTGACGAAGGATAGCACGGCGGGCGGCGCCGGGCCTCAGCGGTGGAACAATCCCTCCACTTGGGGCGGTGACGGCGACGATCTTCCCGTCGTGCAGATCTACAATATCCTGCGCGGCATCACCTATGGCGGCAAATGGCTCTACGGACTTCAGAGCCTAACGGCGCCACGCCTGCCTGCGGCCGACTGGATTATGCAGGTCAATAAGTGTCGTGCCGCCATTGACGGCCCGAGCGGCCCGGAAGCGACTTATCTGACCGGCATTGAGATTTCCGTCGATACGGACATCAGCGCGACGGTCGAAAGCCTTCTCACCGGGTGTCAGGGCAAGCTCATCGAGACCGGGGGCTTCTACAAGACCCGCGTTGGCGAGCCGGGCGCTCCGGTCTACGCCTTCTCTGATGGCGACATTCTGTCGACGGAAGAGCAGTCGTTCACGCCATTCTTCGGCCTCGCGGATACGGTCAATGGCGTTTCCGCGACCTATCCGGAGCCCAATGAGGCATGGAACACAAAGACCGCGCCGCCGCTCTATAACGCCACGTTCGAGGCGCAGGACGGCAATCGCCGCCTGATGACTAGCGTCGACCTGAACATGGTATATCGCTCATCGCAGGTGCAGCGGATCATGCTCTCGGCACTCAACGAGGCGCGGCGTGCCCGGCGCCATACATTCATGCTGCCGCCGCAGGCTTGGGTGCTTGAGCCCGGCGATATCGTCAGCTTCACCTCGAACCGTAATGGCTATGACGCGAAACTGTTTCGGGTGGACGGCATTGCCGATCACGCTAATCTGGACGTCACGCTCGATCTGACTGAGGTCGATCCCAGTGATTATGATTGGGATCAGGACCACGACTATAAGCCTCCGGTATTTGCGCCGCTTGGACCGGTCATGCCTCCGGCTCAGCCAATGTACGGCTGGACTGTTGAGCCTGCGACGATCAACGACAGCGCCGGCGTGCCGTGGCGGCCTTCTATCAAAGTCAGTTGCGCGCCCGATCAGACAGACGTTGACAAGGTTTGGGTGCAGGTCCGGCTCGCCGCCACAGGCGACATCGTATTCGACAGTGATTCCACCCGATATGCTGCGCCCTATAGCTGGGTTTTAAACGCTAACTTTAAGGGAAGTACGAACTATGAGGCGCGCGGTCGGTTCATTCCGTCAGGAAGCCGGATAACAGATTGGTCTGCGTGGTTGCCGGTGACGACGCCGAATGTAGTCGTCACGGACCTGATCGTTGATCTGCAGCATGTGAAGAACGACATTCTCGACCGTTTCAAGGGCCTGCAGCAGGAGCTTCAGGACCAGCGACCGCTGCTAGAGCAGCTGATGATCAACACTCAGTTGTCGGACGCTGTGCTGAATGAGGCCAATCGTAGCCTCGTGGCATCGGTCGGGGAAAGTAATGCGACATTCACCGAGAATATCAAAGTCGCGGCCGATGCGGCCAACGCTGCTGCGAGCCAGGTTACAACCCTTACGGCAACCGTTTCTGACAATAAAGCGTCTGCCGACAGCCAGATCGCCGTCGTCTCCGGAGTCGCCAGCGCAGCCGCAGCGCAGGCGACATCGCTCTCTGCGACGGTGGGGGATCTCTCGGCTCAAGGCTTGGTCAAATTCTCGGTTGCGGCCAATCAGACAGGCGTTGATGCGCGCTTTTCGATCGCGCTGCGGGCGTCGGCCGGCTCAAGTTATATCGAGAGCGGCATGTTTCTCGAAATCTATACGACCGGTGGCGTGCAAAAGTCGCGCTTCTCCGTTCTTGCCAATCAGTTCAGTGTCCTGAACCCGGACAATCTCGGTCAGTCCTTCCTGCCCGTGGTGGTCGAGGGCGGCGTGCTGAAGGCGCAGTTTGCAAATATCGGGACCGTGACCGCCGGCCTCATCAATGGCGGCCCGGGTGCGAAAATGGTGATCGACATCACCAATGGCTCAATCACCGTTTCGGACTAGGGAGGGTTCATGGTTCTTCGCGCCATCATACAGCCTGCCAGGATCGTGGTTTCGCGGCCGGGAGTTCCCGCGTCCCTGTCAATGGCGGACAAGGACAAGATCTTTGACTCAGATTGGAACTGGTCAGGCATCCTGCTTGAGGCCAAGACCGCCACCGACCCTGGCGGTGGAGATTGGAACGTGATGTTCAACCGCGACTATGGCTACGCGCCGTGCGTGATTGCTCGCATGCTAGCGGCGAGTAGTGTAGCGACGCCGTGGAGCGGACCCAGCGTGCAATCGCCGATGCAGCAGGCCGGCAACAATCAGGTCTGCCCGATCATCTACAGCAATCGTATCGTGTTCCCACGCAATTTCTCTGGCGGCGGCACGATGAACTATGGGACAATCGAATACGAAGTCTATGGTGTCGACTGATGGCGAAGCGGATCAGGATCGGCAACAATCCGGCGGTTGGTGACAGCGGGATATTCATCAGCAAGCCCGGAAGAGACATAGACGACACGAGCACAAATTACCTGCTCGACAGCCGATTTCGCACACTGATGTTACACGCCAACGGCCAGGTCGGTATGACCAGCACGGCTGCCATAACCGGGAAAACGATCTGGTATGCTGAAGTCAATTTTCCCGACCTCGGATATCGCCCGGTCTTCTTCGGCAACATTAAATATGACAGCGCCAATCCGTCGAATATTCCGGTTAACAGTTCCGGCGTGCCGATCTCGCTTTGCGGAACCTATGGGCAGGTTGGCTCAGGTGGGCAAATATTCACGGAAAGCGGCGTCTGGCTCGTCAACAATACGACGCTGAGAGCGCGGGCGGTCATGAATGTCGGCGGCTCGGCTGGCAGCATGACCCTCACTTGGATGGTCTTCAAGAACAGGTTTGGCGAGTAATGACCCGTCGCGTTTACATTGGAAACAGCGCCGGAAGCTTTATATTCCGCGCCAGCCAGCCCGGCGTCGATGTTCTGGACGGCGATATCTCTCGCATGTCGATCTACGAAGGTCAGGTGCCAATGGTGCCCAAGGCATTCGGCGAGGTCGATGTGCCTTACAACATCTCGCTGACGGCGACGGTGACCGTGAACATCCCCTCGCAGGTGTTCAGCTATCCGCCGTTCATTCTCATCAAGTCAACAGACGGGATCTTGCCCGGGACCGACACCATCGGAGGCTGGTTCGTGGCGGGGACGACGCCGCGACTGCAGCTCTATAACCGCGCCAAGCCGGCGGTCACGCGCCGCATCCGCTGGTGGGCCTTCGCCGAACTATAGGAACGCACAATGACCGTACCTTACACAGCAGGCACGATTACGCTCAACAACGGCTCTGCCGTGGTAACGGGCGTGGGCACGGGATGGCAGACCGCACTGATAGCTGGCGGCATAGTTTACGCTGAAGCTGCCAATGGCAATGCCATGCCGATCCTGACAGTTGACAGCGACACGCAGATCACGGCGGCGACGAAATGGAAGGGGGCGTCCGGCACCTATTCCTATGCTCTCGTCGTCGACACCGCCTATGATCGCCAGGTGCTCGCCAACGCGACGGCGCTGGCGCAGATCCTGCAGGGGCTGCAAAAGCCATCGATCTCCGCGCTATCCGCGTTAACCCCGGCCATCGACAAACTTCCCTATTTCACAGGGGGGAATACAGCCGCGTTGACCGGCCTTACCGCCACGGGCCGGGATATTATAGATAGCGCTAATGTGTCAGAGGCCCAGTCAGCTCTTGGCATCTCGACCTTCATTAAAGGCCTGCTGGATGATGCGGACGCCGTAGCCGCGAGATTAACGCTCAAAGTCACATGGGAGACGATTATAAATCAGGCCGTTTCCGGCGTTTCCGTAGTGGATCTCACAAATCTCGGCACGTACGAGCTGATCAAGATCTCCGGCGCGCTCGATGTCTCGTCGAATAGTGCGATTACCGCCGTTTTTAGCTCTGACAACGGAGCCTCGTTCGGAAATGTCTACGGCGAGATGTACACATCAGCCGTTGGAACAACGCTCGCAAATCAGTACTTCGCTTCGGCCCCGGGTGCGAACATTACTCCAACAGCAGACGCCGGCGCCGGTAATGGTGGCGCCTTTGAAATGATTATCTTTAATTTCAACAAGGCCAACCGCGCGAAGTTCACATGCCGGGCGCAGATTATTCAGAGCGGCCAGTTTCTCTATGCGCAATACAACGGATACCAGCCCACTACCGCAGCTCGGAACGCGCTGCGCATTTTATGCAATGCCGGCACGATGTCAGGTTCCATCAAAGTTGAGGGGATTCGTGGATGATCAGGATCTTGAACGGCCAAGAAGTCGAAATGTCTGCCGAGGAGATTGCCGCACTCACACGGATGCAGTCCGCGCAATCGGCGGTTCCTTCGCCGGAATTGGTGTCTGCTCGGCAGTTCAAATTGCAGCTTCTCGCTCAAGATCTGCTCGATGAAGTCGAGGCATGGGTCGCGTCGCAGCCGCGAGCGATCCAGATCGCCTTTGAGTATTCCGGTTCGTTCGTGAAGTCCGAACCGATGATGCAGGAAGGTTTCACAGCTATGGGTTTCACTTCCGAGCAGATCGACGACTTTTTTGCTGCGGCGTCACGCTTGTGAAGGGACTGTCTGCGGGGCGGGCCTACCGGATTTGAAACGCTTGCGTAATCCGAGGCATGGCTTTTCAATGAGATGCCATGAGAAAATCGCAAACCCGGTTGCAATGGCGAGACTTCCAGAGAAATTAAGCAGAAAGCCTGCGGTGTTATGTATGTTCAGGAGCTTGTTCAAAATCTGCTGGATGGGGAAGCAGTAGATATACAGCCCATAGGAATAGTCGCCCTTCGGGGCGTAGCGCTCCAGATCAGTGCAGCCAATATAGATCGTGAGGTAAATCGCGGCGGCACACATCAAAATGGTGGCCGGCAGGTGACTGAGCACAGAGACAGCGTCTCCGAGCGATCCCAAAAGCACCAGGGCTGTAAGAGAGAGCAATGACACGATTTTGCTGTAGGCGATCCTGTGCCGTAAGCCGTAGGCGGCGACACCGAACAAAAAGCAGGGCAGCAATTTGTCGCCCCTGATGTTGTCAAAAAACCATAGGTGATTTGATTGCCGCAGAACTTCTGAGAAGCGCACAAGCCCAAACCACTCTATAGCGTTCGGCAACGCGAGCAGCGCGATCCCGATGAGGATAAGGGCAATGGGCCGTGAATTCAGTCTTGAGAATATTAGAGCGCCCATCGCCACATAGCAGGCGAGCTCGATTGGGACGGTCCAAATCACCCCATTGACGATCTCGGGGTAAGGCGGAAGAAACGTCACGCCGGGAAGCGTGTAGACCACGGCGCCCCACATATTCTGAAAATACCGGAAAAAGCCAGGGTCCTGGAAATAGTCGGATAGCGCAAGCGCCGTCACCATCGGCCCGATCAAAACTGCCGAGATGACGGTTTCTACGGCCAGCGCTGGAAAAATTCTCAAGGCTCGGCTGAGGAAAAAATGCCCGATGCTTAGGCGCTGAGCGCTCCCTGCGATCAGGAAGCCGCTCAACCCGAAGAACATCGGCAGAAGAGCGTAATTGGAAATCCAAAAGTAGCGATATTCGAAAGATGCTCTGTCGCCCTGAGAAACAACAAAACTATGCCAGGCTATTATTGTGACGGCCAGTGCGATGCGCAGGAAACCGAATCCTTTACCCATCCCCTTATTTTCGTCAAGTATCTGACCGACCGTCCGCATAGACCTCTCGCTGGTGGCGCCCTAACAGCTGGCCGACATATACATCGGCGTTACTTGCAACGCGTACTTTCTAACGGCTTCAACAGCAAGACTTAAAATATTCGGTCACCCGAAATCTTCTCGGCGGACTGATCCACCCATCTCTCAGGACATCATATGAAACCGAAACTCGTCCCCAACGCGGGCCGGGTGCTTCGCCATGCGTGGAGCATCCGGCTCATCATTGTGGCTGGCATCCTGTCCGGCTGCGAAGTCGCCCTCCCGATCATCGATCAGTTCGTCTCCATTCCGCGCGGCACGTTTGCGGCGCTGACGGGCCTCGTCACCTGCGGCGCGCTGATCTCGCGCCTCGTCGCTCAAGAAAATCTGAAAGGAAATGATCATGGCGAGTAAACGCTCAAAAGCTGCCGTGGCCGCCGGCATTGCAATGGCCGTCACGACATTGGCCGCTCCGGCAGAGGGCTACTATGGCTATGTCTATAAAGACCCGATCGGCGTCCTCACATATTGCTACGGTGAAACGCAGAACGCGCAGGACATGAAGGGTCGCACCTTTAGCCAGCAAGAATGCTTGGATCTGCTCAAGAAGCGGATGGCGCATTACCAGCAGGGTAACGCAGCCTGCGTGAAGGGCTATGACGACCTCTCGCCCTATGTCCAGATGGCGTTCAACGACTTCAGCTACAATCTGGGGAATGGGACGTTCTGCGGGCCTATTGCCAGCCTCCTGAACGCAGGCAAGGTGAAGGAAGCCTGCCAGCGTCTCACGCTCTACAACAAGGCCCGCAAGAACGGCGTGCTCGTCGAGCTGCCCGGGCTGACGAAGCGGCGCGCCCTTGAGCAGATGTATTGCCTCAAAGGAGCCGTGTGATGTTCGGCTTTGGGATCTTCGACTACCTCAAGATAGGCGCTGGCCTGATCGTCGGTGCTACGCTCGTCTTTTACCCGGCGCGATGGATCGGCCAGGGCGAAGGCAAACAGATGGCCGCAACGGCTGCTCTCACAAAATCCGTGACGCTTCTCCGCGAAAGGAACGTGGTCAATGATCAGGTCTCTACTTCTGATGCTGCCTCTTTGTGCGCTGATTTCGGGCTGTCAGACGCCGACGCCGCAGAATGCGTGCGACGGATGGCAGAAACTAACACCCAGCCTGGCAACGTCGGTAACGATCCTTCAAACGGATCGGCCGTTTGCAAACCAGGTCGCGGCCCACAATAGGTTCGGACAGCAGCAAAAGTGCTGGTGATGTCGGCGCGCGTGAGCCTCATCCTCTTCGCTCTGTCGACAGGCGCGTTCCTTTGCGTGATCGCGCCCGGCCTGATCTCCCTCCTGCAGTGAAAGACCGAATTGTATGCCGACGCAAAGCGATCTGCTGCACGAAATCATGCGCACCCTCGGCCGTATGGAAGAGGGCCTTGATCGGATCAGGGAAGATTTTCAGGAAGAGAAGGAAAACGCCCATGAGAGCCGCGCTGTCATCCACCGACGCCTCGATGATCATGCGAAGCAGATGGCGAAGACTGATGAGACGATCGCCATCGCGGGACAGGTTGATGCACAGATCCGAAATGAGGTAATCGCGCTCAAGGAAACCGTCGCCAAAAATCACAAGGAAGTCGAGCCTGCTCTTTCGGAATGGCGTCGCATCAAGCTTCTCGGAACCGGAGTCGGTGGACTTCTTGTATTGTTCGGGATTTCTGTCGGGTCGGTCATTGTTTGGGCGAGCGACACGGCTTCAGCGATCGTTCGGCACTGGCTGAAGCTTTGAGAGCATCGCGGTTCGCTAGTCTCAGGTGCGATCACCATATCGCGGCCGGCGATAGTCCAGCCAGCGATGCTCGAAGCAAAACCACTTCGTCTCGCCCTTGCCGATATCATAGCCGAAGCCGCCCCACTGTTTGGAGCCGGGATGCTCGCAATAGTGATTGACGTGGACCGTATCCATTGGGCGTTCGAGTTCTTCGGCCATCTAGTTTAGATCGTCCCGAGTTGACCGGCTAAGCGATCCCTCCATATTTCCCGCGAAGTTTTCCAGGGTCTTCATGGCGAATGCGAAGCGCGTCGCTTGTGAAGGGCCGGAGGCCTCTGAGGCCGCTTGGATGTCGCGCACCACATTGCCGATTACGTTTCCAACGAAGCCCTTTATGTCGCCAGTGCTTGAGCCAATGCTACCTAGCAAGTGAGCTATCAGCAGCTCGTGCATCACGCAGCGACCATCGAGTTCGGCAATTCGTCTTTCCAGCTTCTCAATTCTTTCGTCGGTCATTTTTCACTTCCTCCGGTTTTCACGGCTGGTAACAGCACCAGCTCGTCATCTGGCAAGGGGCGCTGAAGCGACTTCGCTTCCTCCCATGGCGCGGTAAGCCAGGTCTCGACTTCATCCTGATTGCGAAGGATGACGGGCATCGCCTTCTGATGGATAGGCCCAACGATGCCATTCGGCTCCGTCGTCAGGAAGCCATAGAGGTCGACCGTGATCTCTCCCTCCTTTACCTTCCTCACGGATCGCCATTGCGGCACCCATAGGCCGGCGAAGAACATCAGCGGCTCCTCCGCGCTGCCTGCAAACCAGGCGTTCGGCGTTCTTCCTCCCTCGATCTTGCTTGCCGGATCTGGCTCAGCGAACCGCGTGAACGGCACAACGCAGCGGTTTTCGATGCCCAGCCATCGCGCCCAATGTCTGCTCGATGTGTTGCGGACGTTCGTCGTTCCGCCATCAGGCTCCATCCTCAGAAGCTCATCGAAGTTCACTTGCTTGCCTTTGGCGCGCAGCTTATCGGCTCGCTTCGTGGCGGCGTCCAGCTGCGCCTTTTGAGACGACGGCAAGCCCCAGCGAACCTTCGCCAGCTCTCGGCCGGCCGGCGTGTTCCGCACGATCGGCCCCATCTGATCCGGATAGAGATCCAGCTCCGGCTCAAGGTTGCCGATGTTGTCGATCATCGCCCTTGTGAGCTGCCGAATGGCCTCCTGGTTGGTCGTGACATTATAAAGATTGCACATGGCCTTTCCCCCTAATCCCGTGGCGGCGAGCGGACGATGATCTTTGCCGAACCTTTGACGCCGCATTTTTTGCAGACAAGCTTGCCCGCGGCGGCAGAAATCAAGGCATCCTTTCCCAACGATCTCTCAAGTCGCTCCCGATCGAGCTCATTTTTCCGTCCGCAGCTGCAATGCACGTAGAGCCTATGCCACCGGCTCAGATCGGAAAAGCGAAGTTCTCCACGCTTCTGCTCTCGGGGATCGATGTACCCCATGCGCTTCGCCCACTCGTCAGGCGAGAAGTGAAAATGCATCTTGCATCGGTCATAGAAGGCGTTCTCGGTGCGCTTGCACCCCAGCGACTTCGCGACCAGTTCAGGAAGCGATGGCATCGTCTGATTGCCATGTTCTTCCAAGAGAGCGGCCGGCTTCAGGCGTTTCAGGATCTCGCAATCCTCGCAGATGAAATCGACCGTCTCCCCCTTATGATCTGCGAGCATGTTGGCTGGGGAAGTGGCAGGTTCAGCGTTGCGCACGTCTCCGCTCCCGCCGCAGCGCGGCGAGCCTTCTCTTCATGTTTTCTGTCTATCTCAGGCGGCGTTCAGGTCGGCGATTTCGCCATGCTTCGCGAGCAGACGCGGTGACGACATATCGCCGGTCTCTTCGTCGACCATGACGGCATAAGCCGCGACGCCAACAAATCGGGAAGCCATCGAGGCCGCGATCTTCTCCGCAGATGGAACGCTGGTCGCCTGGCGCATCTCGCCGGGCACAAGGTTGCCACGGTTCTTTCGATACGGCAGGACAATGAATTTCTCGGCAGTGCTCATGGCGTCTTCCTCAATTTGTTCTATAAATGTTCTCATTTTCGAGAAGAGTCAAGCGCCCGAGAGGGTGCTTCTGGATTCGCCGCGCGAAAGCGTGGTATCGTGAGGTATGAGAGAACGCTATGCCCTGGTCGAAGATGACGATGGCACTTTCGCCATCGTGGACGCGCGCACCTACGAGGTGATCGAACGGGCCGGCTTGATATTCGAGAGGCTTTCTCCTGATGTTGCTGAAGGTCTTATCCCGTTGCTTAACGATCTCGACAGGCACAAGGAAATGCCGAACTAGCAGTCTGGCGTAACCGGAGGCGATGCACTAACGCCGTCCAAACAGGCGCTCTATATCATCGTCAACGGCGATGTTCTCGATCATCGCCAGGACTTGCGCGTCAGCAAGCTCGACGAGCGCCGTCGCCACTTCCTGCTGATCCCATCCCGCCTTGATGGCCGCCAGTGCTACCTCCTGCAAAGCAACGTCCATTGCCTCTTGGCATTTCAGGTGCCTATCCGGATCTCCTGGCGGTAAGGTTGGTGGCGGGATATAGGGCATCGATACAGGATGCACCCGATCAGCAGAAAATCAATGGCGTTCACCCGGCTATGGTAGGCTGCGCCGTTTTACACCCCTATTGATGCTAAACGGCTTTTTCCCGCGCGAACGGCCGAGTTTTACAGCTAAGAGCTTGAACTATAGGTTTTAGGTCGAGCTTCCCAAGCTAATGCCGCAGAGATTTTCACGGTTGAATTGCCAAGCGGTTGCCCGCATGCATAGATGGAAATGACGATACGGTTGCGCATCGGTTTAGATGGAAGATGGCAACACAGGGTGTTGCCAGCAACAAAATATAGTGGGGCGATGGGCATGTCACTTTCTATGGCACAACTGATTTCAACCTGGTCGAGCTGGATGCTACTTGCCAGTCTGGTGGTTGGGGTTATCTCAACGTTCGGCATCAATATTTCATCGAATGTGAAGGAACAGTTCGCCGCCGAGAGAATAGCGGCGAACGAAGCAGAAACAGCACGCGCCCGGGAGTCTGCGGCGCAGAGTAATGAGCGAGCTGCCGAAGCAGAGCTCAAGCTGGAACAACTGAGAAAGCAGGTCGGGCCGCGTCATTTGGATCGCGTCAAATTTAGCGAGGCGTTGAACGGGCAACCATCCGCACCGGTCGAAGTATTATACATAACTGACGATCAGGAAGCATTTGAACTATCTCAGGAAATTCGGCAATCATTGGAAGCTGTGGGCTGGCAGATTCTAAAGCATGCGCCAATTCCCAAAGATCTACCACTTGCGAGTTCACTTCCGTCTGCCGCAATGGCGGTTGGTGGACAGCCAACTGGCGTGACGATAGTTGTTCATGACGCGACTTCAGTGGAGCTAGACGCAGCTTCCGACAGAATGCTTGGCAAGAACTGGGTCAAAACCCCTTGGACCGTTTTGAGTGGCGCGATCAGTGATGGTTTGGGACAAGTTAGTGGTCACGTGGGCGGATCAGAGGCCCCTCCAGCCGGTACAATTCGAATAGTGATCGCAGCCAAGCCGTAATTTATAGGCCGGAGGTGTAGCGGAGCCTGGGAGCGCGCTTGTGTGCCTCTTGGACACATTTATAGAAAACATAACGATTGCGCGGCCGAACCTTGCGGCCAAGGTTTTTCCAAAGGATTGAAATCGTTAAATTGAAACATCCTGATCCTGGTTGTAATTATCAATCTAATGAATTTCGAGTTGTAAAACGTCGCCCGACAGCGATGTAGTGGCTGTCGGGCGCCAGTGAATCACTTCGTCAATAAACAAGGCTCAAGATGGATCGTGCAACTTCAAACGAGAAAAAGTTTCTGCAATACGGCCTATCGGCTGATTTAGCGGAGCAAGCCGCCAAGGCCGGGCTGACAGTGTCTAAGGTAAGGACATTGGCAATAGCGGACCTTGTTGCGAAGTTCTCCATAAGTAACGAGAAAGCGAAAATTTTAAAGAGTGCAGTGCAAAGAGATCCGATCGCCTCCGATACACTAGATACATTGCTGGCGCGCAGCAATTATACTTGCAATATCTGCAAGGGCACAAAGAGCAAGTCTTTTATCGTTCACCATATTGAGCCTTATGCCCGCTCTCAGAATAATGATTACAGCAATCTAGTTGTTCTTTGTCCCGCTGACCACGACCTTGCGCACAACAGCGGTCTAGCGCTGGGGATATCGCCAGAGCAACTTATGAAAGAAAAGGAAAAATGGGAGCAACTGGTTGAGAAAGCCAACGCTGCAAAAGCGGCGAGGTCAGTCGAAGTTGACGGCGACGCGATCGACTACTTTAATCCCCGACGGCTCGAGGAACTCGCACAAAACATTCTAGGTCGAATTCCCGATACCAAAGCAAGCAGAATGCTGAAAGTTAAAGGTATTCTCGATGCGGACGGCCGTTTCAACCAAAAGTTTGTGCAAGAAAATCTCTCGAATGGAAGGTACTTGTTTGATTATATCAATTCCGGGGAGGCGCTCCATTATCGAGAGTTGCTGGCAAGAATTGCCGAGCGCCTAGATTTTGTTGATCTGTCGGAAGCTATTGATCGCGGAAAGAAGGCCGTCTCGGAACTCGAAGGAAGATGCACTTTTTTTATAGGAGGTGTTTATTCAAATGAGCCGAAAACTCCAATAACGAACTCGACCCCTATGGTCCGCATGCATTACAAGCGACGAAAAATCAGGGTTGAGTGGCAGCTTGATCCAATGAACTTTTTCTCAATGTCTGCGATTGCTCGCCAAGGTTCGAAAAATCGCTACCTGATATATTCCCGCGTGCGTACTGTTGATGCTGAATCCGAACCTGGTCAAACTGTGATTAAGGCCAGCGCTTTCTTGATTGCGCAACCGAGCACATACGCAAATCGTATCCCGGCTATCGGATGGGAACATCGATACGGCAGCGATCGCGAGTTCGAATACTGATTTCCTGAGCGTGCTCGATCTCGATTAAGTTGAACTCTTTACAAACTTCGGTGCATACCGCCTCTCTCAACATATCTGGATCCGATGCCGTTGAAAGGATAGGCTGAGAGGTGCAAAAGAATTTCAATTCAAAATCTTCCTGACTGCTTACATATCGTGTCCGATGACGCCTCATATGGAATGCTCGCCATGAATTCAATGACAGAAACCTTGGCACACCTCAGTCTCGGACCAGGAGCCGATCCGCTGGATGAGAGTCGACAAACTCCCCGCCTGTATCATTATACGTCTGTCGGCGGATTACTGGGAATTATACGAAGTCGCGTTTTATGGGCCACAGATATCAGTTTTCTGAACGACTCCGAGGAGTTTCGACACGGCATAAAGATCGCGGCTAACCTCGTGGCTCAGCGAGTAAAGGGCGCGCAAGATAACGATCGCCAGTTGCTTGAAGAGCTTCAGAAAGTCCTCGCGAAGGAACATTGGTTTCCGGCGTATGTGGTCTCCTTTACTGAGCATGGTGACCTCCTTAGCCAATGGCGTGGATATTCCCCCGAAGGCGGAGCATCATTGGGTTTTACCGTGGAGGGATTGAGGCGAGTCGAAGAATTAAGCAAATTCCGCCTGTCAAAATGCATCTATGACGATGACAGGAAGCACGCCATCGCAAATGAGTTCCTCGATACTCTTATAGAGCAGCATCGCTCAAGTGGAAGCCGCGATCCTCGACAGGTCCTTTTTACTGCCCAGGGTTTTATCCTGCGATTTTACCAGATGGCGGCATGCTTTAAAGACAGCGCTTTCTCAGAAGAAAACGAATGGAGGTTCGTTTCTCCTCTCACTCCGCTCGATAATCAATCGATCAGGTACAGAGCTACCAACCGGATGATTGTGCCATATTACGAGTTGCCTCTAACTGAAGACGGGGAGTTAGAACCCTCCCTTCGATTCGATCGAATTGTGCTGGGGCCTGGATCACAGCTTGCCTTGATGCAAAACGCACTGTTACGATTGTGCTTGACTACGGGGGTTGCCGCCAAAGAGGTCGCCAAATCGAAGGTGCCTTATAGGTCTCTTTGACAACTCGCCCGACGATTCGAACCCATGATCCTCAGGCGAGGCATGCAAGGGCCTACCGCTTACCGTAGCATTTCGCGCGTCCAAGCGAAATGTGTGGAGGGCGGAGATCGATTTACTGGTCCAGCACTACCAATGAGCTTTGCGGAAGCCAGCGCGGCGTGCAACACCATGCCAGAGTCTTCAAATTTCCGCAGGAACATCAGGCGAACGCGCGTGGGGATTTCGTGGGACTCTGAGCGCCAGAATGTGCATCCGCACGCCATTTGTTCCATTTTTATTCTGATAGCCCGATTTTTCGCTTGCGCCGGAAAAGCCGAAAGTCTAACAGGATCAAGCCGTTTCGGCAGGTCGGGGCGTAGCGCAGCCCGGTAGCGCACTTGACTGGGGGTCAAGGGGTCGCTGGTTCGAGTCCAGTCGCCCCGACCATTTATCTCCTTGAACTCCCAATCGAATTTCTGAAAATCAGCTACACCAGGACGACGCCTGGCCGGTCCAGCGGCGTGCGAGACCTTCTGACACCATCTGATCGCCGAGCGAGCGCCCCGCGCGCATGGCAATGCGCAGTTTGCCGCCATTCGGGTCGTCGCGACGGCTGCTGCCGGAAAGCACGAAGCTTCCATCGTTGAGAATGGCCTGCAGGCGCAGTTTCGCGGCTACGCCTCTCTGTCTTTCGCTCGGGCAGCGCGCGGCACCAGCGTCCGGCACATCGATATCGGCCAACTGAATCCGGATGCCATCCTGCCAGAAGGTATTGCCGTCAACGACGCAGTTCGTTCCAGAGCCGGCGCCGCATAGCACGAAACGACCGCCGGACTGCGCACGCAAGCTGGGTATCGGCCGTTCGACCGGTATCTTGTTGACCGGCATCGCCACGGGAATGGCGGCGGGCGGTACCGGCAGGGCGGATGTTGCGCGTGGCTCCGAAGTCACTGCTGCCGTCTTTATTTGCGGTTTTGCCGCTGGCACCGGTGCTTCCCGAGCCATATGCGGCATGCCTGCGACTGCGCCGGCATGCGCCAGCATCGACGGCATGTCCTTGCGATGCTGATAGGCGTAGATGCCGGCTATCGTTGCCAGGCCGACAACACCCCATAGCCACATCGAATTGCCCGCCTTGGATTGCGGCCTGCGCCGCGTGCGTCGTTTCGCTTTCGCCAT